AGTTCGAGTTCATCTGGTGGAAGGCTTCGAGCGCGGGGATAAAGTACAGATTGCAAATGAAATCCACGAAATAGCCGATGCGGGCGCCGACGCCGGCCGCGAGAGTATTCACCCCGGCGGAGGTTCGTCCGATCTGTCCTGTGCCTGGCGCGGAACCTTGCGTGACAAACTCATTGGCTCCGGTGCGACGTTGCGAGCGGGCATCGGACTGCGCGACTTCCTCGAAGGCATCGGTAATCGCCGGCGGATACTGGATCATCTGGATGCCCTTTTCATCATCCGAATCGATGATCCCGCCGGGCCGCAACCTTACCTGCTGTGTGGGGGTATTAGCTCCACGCTTACGAATAAACGTGCCTGACAGCCGCAAGGCAAGGTCGTCGAGACGAGAGTTGACGATGCCTTGCTGAAGTCTTTGTTCGCCTCCCAGCAGTTTTGCCACTCCGATTCCGTAGAATGAATCGGGCACATCAATGTAATTGACTGAGAGAAACGGAATGAACCCGAAATCGTTCGCTCCATTTTTGATGACCATCTTTCTGTTCAGGACGACAGTGCATTTATCTTTCGTCCAGTATTCGAGGCACTCAAGCGGCTGGAGGTTCGGATCATGCGAAGGCGTCTGCCAGCGCGGCATGGCCTTGAACTCCATATTGATGTCGAGCGAACTCACCCCGGTATTGAGCACCGAAGACGTCGAGCGGCCTTCGAGCAAACTTCTTTCCGGCTGCTCTTTCGGGGGATAGAACAGTTGAATCAAATCTTCTTTTGGCGGCAGCTTGTCGTAGCCGTGCTTCCCGCGCAACTTCTCCAAATCCTCGAGTGTCGGGTAAGTCCGGTGAATTACGTAGCGCGCGAGGCGAATATCGGGACGGCGAAGCGACGGATCGACGACGACATGCCGGATGTGGATATGCTGGACGCGCGGCATATTGACCAGAACATCTTCGCGGACACGCTTTGCTTTCTTCGAATCCTCTGTCGGCATGAGTATCGGGCCGGCATCGGACTTCTTGACGAGTTGCGGGCCTCCGCGCGTCCAGACAAGCCGGCGGTCCTTATGCTGGTCCCACGACAATTTCCATACCGCGGTGCCGTAGGTCAGGGCTTCCTTGATGCCGATGCGGGTTTCCTCGCGGAATCCCATCTTGTCGAGTTGATAGCCAAGAATATGCGTCGAGGCGCGGCACGCATCCATCGACGTTTTCGGCATGGGGTCGCACTCGAAGGGCGGATCATCGTTGAACAGCGCGTTCATCACCTGGGGCATGAGGGATTCGACATGCTCCAGAATGAGCGGCATACCGAGCGAACTGCGCGGAACCGAGGAGCCTTCCCAAAACGCTTGTGGCATACGGAAGAGATACAGGCGGTCGTCCTTGTCCCATTCCACACTCATCCCTTTAGCAAGTAAGTAGTACTCTGATAAATTCAAATCCTTCAGGACGAGTTGCAATGCCGGATCATCTTCTGGAATGTTCGGGGTGACGGGTATCTGGCCCGGTTCTATCTCAGTCATCAATCTCGTCTGAGAATTTAGAATCACGGTCAGCTTTCAGGAAAGTTCAGGCGGGCATATTCTCCATGATGCTTCTTTGCAGCCGCGTCGTAGGCGCGCGCTGCTTCCAATGCGGTTAGGAACCTTCCCAAATAAATTCGTTTACCGCCGACATTCACTTGGGCACGGTACTTATGGTAATTAAAATTTACACCTTTGAATCCTGTTCGATTGTTTGCACTTCTTTTTCGGTTCCCTCCATTTTGGCTGACTGTGGCTAGACGCAGATTGCGTCGCTGGCAGTTCAGTTTTATTCCGTCTTTATGGTCGAGACCCTTCACGCCGATGGGAAAATTGTGTAAGTAAGTTCTAGGAAGGGTGGTGCTACGCACATAACCATCCTCCGTCATAAACCAGTTCTTCGTCATAGCAATAGGAAAATCACGATCATCGACAAGCGCGACGAATGGCGAGTTGCGCAGAGGGACTTCTCGCATGGACAGAGGGTACTACGAATCGCTAAAGCTTTGCCAGTGAAAGTGACATCGAGCGTCTCGTACTTCTACGGATGATGCCGCCTTCATCGCGCAGCGCATTCTCGCCGCTCATGCGCGCCCAGGATTGTGCTCGCCGTCTTGCTCGCCGTTGCTGGCGGGAATCTTTCGACTTAAAGCCTTCGACCGCTTCGGGACTGCGCGGGACTGCGCGCCAAGAGTATTTGTTTCTGGTCATCTCATTTCTCCTGAAGGCTCCTGCCTGAACACATCTTCGTCGTCGTGATGCGTCGAGACTTCCAGAATAGTCGCTCCCTCGATGCTCTTGAACCTGTGAGGATGGCCTTTCTGGATGTGCCACTGGTCTCCGGGCGAGAGATGCTTCACCTTGTCGCCGTATTCGAGGGTGACTTCTCCGCGCAGCACGGTGAAGGTTTCGATCTTCTTTTTATGGTAGTGCAGGCTAGACTGGTATCCGGCGCGAATGACGAGATATTTGGCGGCATAGTGCTCGGTCGAGACTATCAATTCCTCGACGCCCCAGACTTTCTGCGTGACAGGGAAATGCGGGCGGGACTCGATGACTTGATGCACTACGGCTTTTTCTCTGGCGTCTTCGGAACAGGCACGAACTCCAGCTTGCCGAGGTCCAGAGTCCATTCTTTCTTGTCCACGCCTTTGTAGGCTTCTTCTTTGGCGGCTTCGAGGTCGGCTTGCGCCTTGGCCCACTCGGACTGAATCTGGTTCATGCGAGCCTGAAGCTGGTTCGCTTCACTTTGAAGTTTAGATTGTTCGAGTTGCGCTTTCAGGATTTTTACCTTGGCGTGTTCGGGAAGCGCGGGAGCTTCGGTGGCAGCGGCGACCGACAGCGCGAGAAAGAAAATAACGAAGAATCGTTTCATTGTCCGTCACAGGCGATAGCGGCGTTTGCCGTCATCGCGGCTTCACGCACTTTGCGCACGGCGGCGGTCTGGTCGGCGGAAACCGGAGAATTGTCCACGATTGTTTTGGCGAGATTGTATGCCGCTTCGCGGATCGCCTGATATTTCGGAAGTTGTTCTGCGCTTGGAGAGTGGTACGTGAACCAGTTGTTCAGTTGCTCGTCTGTAATTGCCATGTTGCCTCCAGGACGGGAATCATATACTCTCTTCATCACGGATGACAAGCAAAAAGAAAATAAGCGAGAAGCGCCGCGAGGCTTCGCGGAGAAACGCGAAACTGGCAGCGGCCGCGCGCTGGAAGAATCATCCGACGCCGGCGGCTGACCTTGCGAGACGTCTTGGCATTTCCCGGCAGGCGGCCTGGCAGCGATTAAGGAGAAATGCGAAGCAGTGAAGATACATCATTTCAATTCAACGCATGGTCGCCAATACGCTTTCTGCCGGGAACCGGGAAAATATCAATGGCACATCTGGTTCGGTTTGCACGTTTGGACGATACAGTTCTCCTGTAAATGCACCGCCTGCAAATTAGCGAGAAGAAGAAAACGATGGGAGAAACTGACCGGACAAAAGGTTACGGACGAGCAGTTACTAGAAGCGGCAAAAAAATTGGGCAATGAGCACGCCGTGAATCAGGCTATCACGCAGGAACGCTACAGAGAGGCGCAAAGGAAGAAAAATGTTTGAAGCGCAAACCTTGAAACTCGTCGAAGGCGAAGTGATGTATCTGACGGGAGCGACGCTGAACGCGATGGCGGCCGTCGAAGGCTGCCACGAACTGCTCGACGCGAAAGGTCTTTTCGTCGAAGACGAGAAATTCTACAAACTTACCGCTGAAGGAATCGAACAGGTGGAATAGTGGCTTTCGTCATCGCCGCCTGCCCTTCTTCGGTTCTTCCTTCTTTTCCGTGCTCTTGCGCTGCTGCTCAGGACAATCCCAAGGGCATTGCGAACAGTTCAAGATTGGCGTCATTCTGTTCTCGCAAATCTTCCTGGCTGTACCCCAACCAATCGTGGGTCAGAAAAATAGGCAACGGCAACGGATCGTTCAAAAGCAGCCAGTAAAAATCTTCCTCGTCCAGCCGGAACCACTCTCCATTGGCGCGTTTGTCGGCAAAACGGCGATGCAGAAGATGTTCTGCCGCCCTTTCTTGTCCAAGAACGCAACGGAAGGCCATGACGATCTCGACTTCGAAAGGAAGTTTCGGAGCGAATTGCTGAACGCGCCACACTACCGACCCGGAAGTGCATCCGATCTTATAAAACCCTACTTCGTGGTTCGCCAAGATATAGACGTGACCCATCCCAGTCATTGCGCCACTCCGTTCGGACATGCCGAGCACCGCCCCATCTTCATAATTCCGTGTGTGCAATAAGGAGAACTTTTCTTCGAGGATTGTTTCTCCACCGCGCGACCGCCGCGGGACGGAACACTGCGTTTAACAACCCCTGGTTTCGAAATTTTTGGCGGCCCCGATAACTCCGATGTCCCCTTGAAATCCGTGTACTGCGGTATCTGTTTCTCCGTGAGCCGCAACTCCGCCTTGATCCACGTCCCCATTGGCACTAGCCCCGCGCGCTTCCGCAACTCCGCGTGTTCGTCGGCCGTTAGAAGTATCGTCAGTCGTTTTTGTGTGGTCATGTGTATTGATTATCACTGATTGTAACCAGTGTCAAGAACTTCTGACCGTAAAACAAACAAAAAACCCTTACAGGTGAGAGCAAGTAAAATAATTGGAGGCGGTGTCGGTCCAGATCCCCGGGGTGCTTTCGGGGAAAAGGAATCCTTTTCTTTTAGATAATCCTTGCGAATCAAACGAGTTAGCTTGTTTTCTCTGGCATCGCGCGGCCGCCGGTCCTACCTGGCACGGTTCATGCGCCGATCATTCGCCGATTGCATTCCAGTGCGAAACTTGCGTGTCAATCCTGCCGCGTGTCTCATATTGTTTTATTATGTAAACCGATTTGTGATGCAAACACACGTACTTACTCGACGATTGCACAATTCCAGTGCATAGTGACACTTCGCGGCTATCTTTTCTCATGCTTTTGTGGCGCCGATCCTTTGCCGGTCGCGCGCCGGAGCTCTGGCCAGTCTAGAAAATTCACGCGCGGCCGTCCTATATATTGATTCGATTCCTATATGGGCAATTTCATTCGAGAAAACTCGACGCGACTCGACCAG